TGAAACTTTTGAAAACTTAATAAAGTATTTTGATGAGTACGGCACCACGATGGGTACATACCGTTCACCAATGACAGAAATTATTCACACTAACAAATATCTTGATAAAGCTGGTGAAGTTCTTAGATGGCCTGTTGAATGGGGTACAAACTATGCCAACATTGTGAATGATATTGCCGCATACTTAGAAGCAGGTGGTAAGAACTGGAAGAAGATTGCTGCACGGGCTGACGACTTTTCAATGAACCAAACAAGAGCCACCAGAAGTGCATACCAAGCTGGCCAACATCTACCAACAAAGACTATTGCACAGTTTACTTCATGGCCACATAGAGTTCTTGAAAGTGCTTTCAACAAGAGATTAACAACACGTGAAAAGATTGGTATATTCACCGGACAAATTGCTTTATGGGGTGCTGTTGGTACTCTTGTAACAGATCCAGAAAACCAAATGAATCTCAATATCAAACTTAGAGAAGGAATGGAATGGGTTCCTGATGAGATAAAGAATTTATTCTTAGACGGAATTGTTAAAAGTTGGATGAAGGAAGAAGGACTGTACGCTCAAGAAGGTATTGGTGGTGCTGAAATATTTGATACAATTGTAAAGCTTGCTAATGCCATTGAGAGTGGTGGGACAGAGATACAGTTACCAGGTGGTTTTACATGGCCGACAAGGCTTGGAAGTGCTGTTAAAACTGCTTTATGGATATCTGGTGTCAATGTTGATCCAGGTGATTCATATACTCCATATCATGTGGCAAAGAAAATTGTAATGGATCCAAATGCACCAGCTGCTTTCAGAAATGCATCAAAGTTTACTCTTGGCTATTGGTTCAATGAAGCATATACAACAAATGGTAGATTAATTGATACAGATATTACCAAGGCTCAGGCAACTGGTGAACTGTTTGGTATGTCCTTATCAGATTCTGCACAAGCTCAAGCACTTTATATGATTCATAACAACATGGAAAAAACTATTGACGAATTCTATGATGATATGGTTGGTAAATATTTGAGACAATGGAATCCAGGTGATTCTGAAGCTGTAAAACAAGAACGTATGAGTATCATTAAAGAGAACCTACAAGCTGTTCACAAACTTGCTGCAAGCTATGGTATATCTGGTATCAGGTATGCACAGCAAAAGATAAGAGGCGGTTTCAGATATCAACAAATGAGAACAGTTGATACAAATAAAAAATATACTGGACAATTAAAACAAGATAGTGTATACTATGACATAATTAAAACATATTCAGGAGAGTAAACACAATGCCTATTTTTAATCAACAAACAAACTTAGCAGGACAAGGAAGATTTTCACCAGGTGTAACATACTATGCTGGTATTAGAGCACCGTCTCAACCTATACCGAGTCTTCCTAAAGCAAATGCAAGTTTTAATATAGACTTATCACGAATCGGTGATGCTATGATACAAGCGTCTCGTGATAAACGTGAGACAGATATTGCAATGGCTAAGATAGATGCTGCCAAGAAAGAGCAGGCTGCTGCAGCTGCAGAGAAGCAATTAAAACTTGATATGTCTAATGCATATGCTCAAGAGATTGCAGATGTTACTGCTCAAGTTGATCAAGGTATCACAGATCCTATAGCAGCTAGTAGAATGATTAAAACAATTGATGATAGATATCGTAGTTATGGTATATTAGAAGCATCAACAATGGCTACAATTCGTGGACACTATGATGGAGGTGTTTCACAATATCAAGAAAAGACTCGTGAACAGATACGACAATCTAACATCAATCGTGAAGAAAATACTGTATCAGATCTGTTGAAATATGTACCATCTGCTGCAAATCTTCCAAGATCTGAGCAATTAATGTTGGCATATAATTTACAGAATACTGATTTACAACTTGAAGACGCTATTGGAGTAGCCACAGCAAACCCGACAGATGATAACATGACTGTATTACAGAATCGTGTTGACTCTTTTGCAGATATGCAGGCTGGAACATTTATGTCAAACTACCTGTACTCTAATGATTCAGTCTCTACTCCAAACATGAAGAGAAACTTTATTCAAGCTTTAGATGAACCACTTAGAAATCGTGGAGTAAACTCTCAAATGCGTGCATACGCTCTACATAAACAATTGGAAAGATATGGACCATTGATGACAGAGATGGGCCAATGGAGTGAAGATACTCTGAAGTATTATAAAAACAATAGAAAGATGGACAAGGAATTATTCTTACAATCTTGGAGAGAAAACGATCCTGTATCTTATTGGGAACATGAAATAAATGGAACAAAAGCTAGAATAGCCCCTGCTGATAGGATTAAAGAAGATACAACAAAATTTGGTTTGAATCCTATTCAACGTGTTGAGATAGGTAATTACACACTACCAAAGACTGTTGCAAGAAGCTCAGTAAATGGTGAGATTACTGAAGGAATTGAACAATCACCTGTAAGTGCTATAGAATATTTACAAGCTAACAAAGCAAGTCCGACACTTATGTCAATGCTATATAGTCAAGGACATGTACCAGTTGGTCCATTTGGTAAAGCTCGTTCAGATTTGACAGTAGCTGGTACATATAATGACCAAATCGTTGTGCCTGGTAAAACATTGTATAACTCTGCAACAACTGGTGAACAGATCTCAAATGCCTATAGCAACAATGCCAATTATATGAGAACAACCAAGGACAACCCTTTAGCAATTAGCAACATGACTGAGCAAGATAATCATGATGGTACTAACAATGCTCAGCAATTGAATCAGCGTGATAGAAGGTTTGCTTACAATACTCTTGGAAATTCACAAATAAAAGCAAAAGCAGATACAATCTATAATGATAATGTACTACCTTTTTCAGAATCTGGTGAATTTGCTGCATTTAGAAATAGCATTGTTATGGATCCTACAACAGGCAATTTAACAATGTTGAATACATACGAAAAGGGTGGTGTGTTGACACCTATTGCACAGTTATTAACTGCTTCAAGAGCTAAGACGGCTTTGAGAAACATCAATGATTTTACTGGTAGTGTTACGCAAGATCCTGAACAACGTGCACAACTTGCAAGAAGTTTCTTCGACGGTGATATTAATATTTCAGACTATTCTGTTGGTATGGGTGGTGCAAGTTTACAGGCATCAAAATCAGAAAAGGTTACTGAAATTGGTTTGAAAGGAGCTGATCTTACTTCAGAATTGTTCAATAAATGGGCTGTTGACACAGCTAAGAAATATTATGAAGGTATTGAAAAGGCCACAACAGAATACTTAAATAAAAATATTGAACCAGAATATCAAGAAGCTATAAAAGTTGATCCAACATTAACACGTTCCCAGTTCATGCTTAATAAATTTGCTGAGTATTCTGCTAACATTTTTGAAAAAGGTTTAACATACTTGAAAGATAAAATGGATCAATATGATAGCAGGTTCGGTGAAACTGTTGATAATGTTAGAAGCAAAATTGAACAATCTTTAAATGATACTATTCAAGAAGAGCGTGATTGGGACTTTCAACGTGGAACAGTTGATGTAAGAGATCCATCACAGCTTCCTATCCATGTCTTTGAAGACGATAGTTGGGGCAATTTAAGATATGGTACAATCACTTCAGATGGAAGAACCTATGTAGTGCCTGGATTTGATGAAGAAGGCAATATATCAGACAATGAAACAGAGTTTGATAAAGGTCGTTACTTCTTTAGCATAGCTGGTGACGATAAGAGTGCTGAGAATATGGCAGAAGGTGTGGCTGAAAAAATGAAACAATATATCATAGATCGTGATGGCCCTGCTATAGAAGCTTTAATGAATCCGTCACAAGTCGGTATCAGAAATATAATGTCAAAACAAAAATCTATAAATAATGATTCAATTAAAGATGTATCTGGTGACAGGCTTGAACAAACTATTAAAAATAGTAAAAACATTTCTGAAACTAAAAAGAAAAGCTTACTTAAAGAAATTGTAGAAGTTAATGATGCTTTTGGAGAAGGAGCTTTTGAAGGCATTAAAGATTTCTTTAAAGGATTTGGCGAAGAATTTGAAGAAAACGTAATTCCTGTTGGAAAAGCCTTAGCCTATAATGCAATTGCTGAAGAATATGGATATCTTGATGCACAACAAATGTTAGAAGAGACTGGTACAGGTATTAGAGGTCAGTTGATTATTCCTGCTATAGAAATACCTACACGAGTTATATATAAAGTTGCAGAATGGTTGGCATACAATGCACCTAAAATAAAACCTGTTACATGGCTTAGAAAATTGTATAGAAATGATGAAGCTAAAATCTTAGATGCTGCAATGACTTTAGCAGGTAATGAAGACGCCAGAACAAGAGAAAAGACACGTCTTAAAACATCTTTGGAGCCACAACCTGAAAAAACTGGTGATGCTGATGCAGCATATTATCAAAACTTCTCAGGACTTCAATAATGTCTCGTATCTATCCTTACATAGCTTGTATACTCCTGGCTATAGCTCTTGGTTGGTCTGTCAAAAGTAACATAGAAACTAAGCAAGATTATAAAAGATTGCAAAACTCTATCGTAGCTTTTAACAAGGCTAACCAAGAGTCGATGACTGTCGTCAAAAAAATAAGAGAGAAGGTGAAATATGTTAAAGTGTCGTCAAAGACTCCACAATCAGAGAAAGAACCTTGCAATTGCTACAATACTGCTATCCCTGATGCAATTATTGACAGGGTGCACCACAACATGTAGCACACCCTATAACAATTGCAGAGAATATGTAGAGACTTATGGTGACGCTGTTGAATGTATGATTATACTTGATACAATCTTGTCTAGTCTCTCCAATACTGATTAAGTTTTTCAACTTCTTCCTCACTACTGACAGGCCAGAACTCATTACACTTCTCTGTCTGTTTTACTTTATCAATCTCTTCAGGTTTGAGAACAAAGTAAGTTTGATAGTCAGCAGCTTTAGCAAGGTATCTGAAACAGTTTTCTCTTAAAGGACATTCATCAACCTTACACATTGTTATATCAACCATATCAACCTCCAAAATGTGTGTCTAACTTTTCTTTATCAGCTTTGGTAGAGTCTGGTACAACACTCAACACATCTCTGTTAAAGAATGCTACATCAAATGTTTTCTGAAATTGATCAACATGTGTAGCAATCTCTGCACCGTTAGCAGCGTAACCAGCTATATCAATCCATGAATCATCGTGGTCAGGTTTGTTCTGCAATCGTGCCAACTTCATTAACACCATCATGAGTGCTACATCGGTTGGTTTAATATCTCTAGAAAGATACACTGACCAGTACAATGCAATATTTGCAAAGTTCTTTTCAGGACTGCCATAGTTCTCTTGACGAGCACCGTTGACAATCTCTTTAGCTTTATCCAAACATTCACTTCTATTCATTTACTTTACTCCACTTGAACCAAAACCACCACCACGATCTGCATCAGCTTCAACATGTTCTGTTGTAACAATGATAGTCTCTGGCAATTTGTTAAACACTACTTGGCACACTCTGTCACCTCTGCTAATGTAGAAAGGTTCTTTGCCATTGTTTATAACAACTGCTCCCCATTCTCCACGATAACCTGAATCAATTGTGCCAACACCATTGACAAGACCTATGCCATGCTTGAGAGCAAGCCCTGACCTGGCCCTTAACTGTGCTTCATATCCTGTTGAAAAGCTTGTCTTAATCCCTAAAGGGATGAGAGCATACTCTCCAGGCTCTAACAGAGTGTCACAGCATGCTCTCAAATCGTAACCAGCATCATGAATTGTATTCTGTGCTAAATGTCCCCAAGCTTTGTCATAGTTGTCAAGATACTCAACATTAACTACACAAGCTTCAACGGACATTAGTCACCTACCTTGTCATTACTAAACAGTTGTCTATCAGCATGTTCTTGTCTTTTACCAATGTTGTACTCTGACATAGGTCTTAGATAGCCCATGACCCTGCTATAGCATTCGACTAATTGATGTTCAGAACCGTCTTTCATTTTGACAACGTATGTGGTACTAACACCTTCAACATCGTCTTCACTGATACCGTTGTTCTTTAATACTGCTTTTTCAAATTCATTTAACATTCGCTATTCTCCTTAATAAGTTTCTTTGCTGCATACTCGTGTTCACATATTGGACAGTACTTGTGTTCCCCTGCAATGTAACCATGCTTAGGACAAATACTGAACACTGGTGTAATACTTATATACGGCAGGTTATAATTTGTCAACACCTTTTTTACAAATTGTTTACAGATTTCACCAGATGATATTCTTTGATTCATGTATAGATGCAGAACTGTACCACCTGTATACTTAGTCTGCAACTTATCTTGTAAATCTAAAGCAGTAAATGGATCATCTGTGTAACCCACTGGCAACTGTGAAGAGTTTGTATAATATGGTGCTTCATCTGTACCAGCTTGGATAATGTCTTTATACTTCTTCTTGTCTTCTCTTGCAAAACGTGTGGTAGCACCCTCTGCAGGAGTTGCTTCAAGATTGTATAAGTGACCTGTCTCCTTCTGAAACTCTACCATTAAATCCCTGATAAAGTTTAAAATGTCTTCTGCCATATCTCTACCATTATCTGTAGTGATATCATCAATGTCTCTGGTGTAATTCCTAATCATCTCGTTCATACCATTGACACCGATAGTACTGAAGAAGTTTCTATAAGTTCCTAACCAACGCTTGGTGAAAGGATAGAATCCAGCCTCTAGACGTTCTGTTAAAAACTGTCTCTTAACTTCTAACGCATCTTTTGCAATAACGCACAGATCTCTAATGTGTTGTTTCATTTCATTATAATTGACAGGATAACCGTCTTTAAACAGATAACCTATACGAGCCATATTAAGAGTTATAACACCTATTGAACCAGTCTGTTCAGCACTACCAAATAAACCGTTACCTTTCTTTAACAGCTCTCTAAGATCTAGTCTAAGACGACAACACATACTTCTCACATCTGATGGTTGCATATCAGAGCTGATGTAGTTGCTGAAGTAAGGATAACCATACTTTGCAGTAACTTCAAACAGTTTGTTAGCAACTGGAGTATCCCATTCCCAATCGTTAGTAACATTATAGGTTGGAATAGGAAATGTAAAAGGTCTTCCATCTTTATCACCTTTTGACATAACATCTAGGAATGCTAAATTAATAATATCCATCTGCTCTTGATAATCTTTATAAGTTGTACCAGTATCAACACCACCTATCAAGACTGGTTTATCTTTCAAGTCATCTGGACATTTCAAATCAAGTGTGATATTACTGAATACAGTCTGTCCACCCCACCGTGATGATGTACCACAGCAGTAAATGAACTCTTGCAATTCTTGTTTCACCTGTTTGTAATCTAATTGGTCAGCTGCTACAAATGGTGCAAGGAGTGTATCAAAACTAGAGAAGGCTTGTGCACCTGCCCATTCATTTTGCATAGTTCCTAGAAAGTTTGCCATCTGTCCTAAAGCAGCTGAAAAATGTTTTGGTGGAGTGGCTGATGTCTTACCTGCAACACCTGCAAAACCTTCATTTAACAATGCTCTCAAGCTGTGTCCACAACAGTACCCACCAAGAAAGTCAAGGTCGTGAATATGTATGTCACCATTTCTGTGACACCTTGCTGCAGGCTCTGGGTAGATTTCATTCAACCAATAGTTTGCTACAACTTTACCAACCACGTTAAGAATCATTCCACCAACTGAATAAGACTGGTTAGCATTTGCTTTCACTCTCCAGTCGGTTTGATAGATGTATTCTTCTATACTTTGTTTAACGTCAATTGTTTCGTTTGCCATAAGTCTTTCCCATATAATGCTATCAATAGTGCTTCAGCTCTGCCATCTTTACTAGCTGTTAATTTATCTGCTACAGATGGAAACAGTTCCTTAGCTTTTTCTATTGATAAATGTTTCTTTTCAGTTTTAGTTAAGTCTTTTGATGTGATAAGATTGAAATGTTTTTTCCAAATCTGTGGCTTAACTAGGACAACCTCTTCACAGATACAATCAGCCATGAGTTCAGCTTTACCAGCTACCTTCATAAATGTTGTATTAGCTTGACAAGATTGTCCCGGTCTTCCACATACATCTTCAACACAACCTGTGTAATAATTGTGTTCATCAAATATCATAGACTTTATCCAATATGTATACAAGTCTTCTAAATCTGCTAACTTGTACACATTGTTGTCATCATCTATGATAGCCAGAGCACCTTTCTTACCAGGGTCTATACCAAGATAAAGATGTCTCAGGTTCATTACTCAAAATCCTCCGCATGTTTCATAATATACGGTAACAATTTTTTTAAGAGCCATCTCTTATCTTTACCAATTATATAAAGAACATCCTCAATATCGTATATGTCCTCTATCCTATCTAATAAATCTCTTACTTCCAAAGGCATTCGATGTTCCTCCAAGTAAATTCAAAGGGATTTAAAGAAATTTCTAACCACCCTAAGGGCCATGTAATATAACCGAACCCTACGTACTTAGGTGGAAAGCTTGTGAAGCAAGGACATTTGACAGCTCTTATTAATTTACCTGTACCAACATTGTAAGATTCTGCATAATCTTGTACATGACTGTGACCAACTACTACATCAGTGTGCCACACCTGTAACAATTCTTCTGCAGTTGTACACATCATGTCAGAGTTTCTTTTAGGCATACAGTGACAGAATGTGATACCTTCTATAGTAGCTGGCTCAAGATAATCATAGACAATCCAACCATGTTCTTCAAATATTCGTTTAATATCCGTGCAATCTTTACGAACATCGTGATTACCCATGCAAAGAACTTTAATAGGTCTATACATTTTTTTCTTCATAGCTCTACTATGTTCTTGGTCATCTATGATAGCTTTTTCAAATGCCCTTAAATGCTTCTCAACGCATGCAAGCTCTTCATCAGTTGTAAAATCACCTCTCATACTGGTGTAATGTGCAAGAGAATCTAAGCAAGCAACGTCTCCAAGATGGATGACATATTTTGGTTTGTTCTTCACAACATACTTACCTAACTGTTTCCAACCTTCATAGTATGGAATAGCAGGGTCTATATGTGAATCAGAAATAACCAGTATATCCATTATGCAGCTCCACCACCGTTGTCATCATTAATTGGAACAATCTTGGCAGCAGTCTCTGCAACACGTGCTTGAGTAGCTTTCATATATTCTTCAGCTTCTTTGGCTTTTCTATCTTGCTCTTCTTTAACCATCTTATCAACAGCTTTATAAATATCTTCTGCAGATTCTTTAACTAAAATGGTATGATGGTCATAAACTAAAGCAGTCCAGTTAGGGTTGCTAATAATATGCGGAACATCCAACACATTTAGGTGAAACTCGTTACCAGTCTCAATTACATTAGCAGTATCTTTATCAATCACTACTTCCGTCAGTCTCAGTAACGGTCTCCAAGTTGTCTTGATCTGTTTTATCATCAGTTATTTCCTCTACTCTAGGTTCTTTTACAACACGTGTCAAGTACCGAACCCCATTAGCATACTTGAACGCTCTTAATTCAGGAAAGCATAAGTGTTTGTAAGGACAATACTCACAACCTGTTGCAAGTTTCATATTACCACTCGTACCATCTGGTACAGGTTCATAACATAATTCAGCAGGAGGTGTGTCACTAGCTACAGCAGCTTTTGCCTTCTCTATTATAGGTTCTACATCGGGCATGTCAAAGACTGGATCAGGTCTGTATTCACAAATTTCACCAGTAACTTTATTCATCACTAAGAAACCTGGATTGCCTTTACCAACTTCTTTATCGTATGCTGTAATCTGTGCAAGATATCCAAAAGGATCGTTGTCAGGTAATGAACCACTTAGAAACTTTAAGAAGCTCTTTGGTGAAGCTGATTTAATATCTACAACTTCTCCGTCAATGATGCTATCAATATGTCCAACGATACCACAACAGTTGACTTCCTTTTGTCTATCTGTAACAGTGTGTCCAGATACTTTAACAAGCCAAAGTAATAAGTCCTCAATAATATCACCAAACAAAAACTTTAAACGCATCGATGGTGTAGGTTTTACCAGTTCTATATCACTGTGAAAGTCGTACCATAACTTCCTCAACGGTTTACCTACTGACGATAGGCCTAAAGTTTTACGAACTGGTTCAGTGTCAGACAATCTGTTACGAATTGTATGTGCTATATCCTGTGCTAACTCGTTGTACAGATTGTCATCAACCTTTATTTCACCTTCAATGACTTTGTAAATGTCATCAGGCAGAGCCATCGACTTCGTCTCAGATAAGATCGTCATCATCTGATGTAGAGTCGTCAGCATCTACCTCAATATCAGCAAATGGATCTGCTCCAAGATACTCGTGAAGTTCTGTTACCATCACTGCTTGAAGACCTAAGAAGACTTTGCCTTTGAACCCAACGTATTGATTAGCTTTAACGATTGCACGAGTTCCGTTACCAATTGATTTCAACTCGTCATCTGATAAAATCTCTTTACGTTTGTTCATAACTCTCGGCTTCTTTGAAGACTTCAGAGTGATACCAAACAGACCATCATCAAGTTCTTTGAGGTCTTGGCTAGAAGCTTTAAGTTTGCTAACAGCGTCAGCATTCTTTTTATCCATAACAACCATTACCTCATATTTGTTAGATGCGAATTCACCTTTTGTTGACGGTTCTGCTAAGTGCGGCCAACGTAATTCAACATCTTTTAATGTAATAGACTGTAAATCAGCCATGTTATATACTCCTTTTTTAATTTTAACAAATATGTTATAGACTGTAAAAATACTAATGTCAAGAACTTTTTTCAGAAATTGGTAAAAAATCGTGACATTTTATTTTAACAATCATTCTGTTACCTCTGCCATCGTACATGTTAATAGGTAAACGACCTACAACACCTTCGATAACACAGGTACCAAGTTGTGATACTGGTTCAGTCTTTACAAACTTTATAGCATCATCAATAGTACCTCGTAACAATACTGGTACCATCTTTAAACCAAGAGCTGTAGCAATTTCTACCACATTGTCATGGTCTAAATACTTTCCATCAACGGTGATGTCAAACAGAATAAAGTCTTGACCATCTGGTATGTACTCTTTACCAACTGCTTGAATACCTGCACCATATCCTTCACCAATGAACATAACTTCTTTGTCACCAAACATTTGTTCAACCATTTCTTCCATGGTGTCATTGAAAAAGATTTGTTGCAGTCTAACAACAAGACCTGCTGGAAGTTGTGCCTTCTCTGTCCTACCTTTAAAGATAAAATCGTGACCATCCCAGCACACTCTTATGTTAGTACCGTCAACTTTCTCTGTGAAAATCCATTCACAATCTTTTAAATATTTTACATACTTACTTCTGAACTTCCCTTCGATAAGCTTCTTAGAGCCATCCATATCCCTTTCATAAGGTGTTTCAATCTTATGGTATTCTGTAAACATCTTTATTATCCTTTAAAAATTGATATAATCCACTTGATAAAGCTGTCACAACTTTCTCTTCTTCATCACCTGGTTGCAGACCTGCATTCATATATACAGCATGCATAACTTCATGAAGAAGTGTTTCCATTTTCTTATCAATAGGTAAATCATTTCTGATATAG